GAAAGTGGTAGTTAATTCGCATTGGCGCCAGCTTATCGCTTATAGCACGGCAGCCTGAACAGGTCGGCAATATGCCTTGAGTACGACACTACATTGAATTCGCCTGCATCTCGCTTGACTGCAATCCTTTCAAGCAGTTCGTTCATTTTGTCATACGACCATTGATATGAGCCGTCTGCAGCAGCTACCTTGTGCAACATGAGAATCCCGCACCTATTGGCAGCCGTATTTGCATCAATTGAGCTGATTACTTGAGATACTGATCTAGTCGAGTCTGCATAGTCTATTGGGCCGACAGAAAACCTACCTTTGTCGTTCCTTGTCCACAGTTGGTCATACTGCACCAATGCGTTGTTTATGACTCCGCGGCCTGCGTGGTAGCCGCCGGCGATCATAAGCTTTACGAGGTCGTCGTTGAATTCTCCGCTCGGGTAAATGGCAATTCTGCTGCCGATGTCAGAAAGGCCAATTCCTGTCATGTATGCGCGATTTTGCTCGAAGTCAGCAAAAGCAGCCGCGGCCCCTATTGAATTGTATGACGGGTGTGTGTATGAGTGATTGACGAAATCAAACAGGTTTGAGGAATGGTTTTCCATCTCCTGTATCTGCGCGATCGTCATGTATGTCGACGTGCCGACCCTGTTGCCGACGATGCCGAATGACATCGGCAAATCATAATGCAGCAGAGCAGGGCGCATCCACGAGTAATGGTCTGCAGTTCCATCGTCAGCTGTCAGGATAATTGTCGGTTTTTGTCGTTTGTTGACGATTCCAACGAAACCAAACCAAATTGATTCTGTCTGCGCCTGAGACACAAGCGTACCAGTGACTTTTACACGCATCCTTGCCGCCGTTGCGGGCGACCCCGTTGGCGTCACGGTATCCTGACGAACGTAATACCACTCGTGGCTTTGCGGGTACTGCGTGGCTCCGTAATATAGACCATTTGTGCGCATTGTAAGCGCCCAATTGTTCGCCAGCGTTGCATCTCCGACAAACAAAGCCATTGCGGAAAACAGAGCCGGGTTTGTCGTGCGAATGGCGAAAGTGGCCCGCGTCCTGTCCCAGGAATACGGGATTTGCGCAATTGCGGTGATCACGCCGCAAAGCGTTTTAGATCCGGAAGTTCCTGACGCGATGTCGCACCTGATTGTTGGCTGACCCTCAAACAGAACGTCTGTATCAAGCGAGACTGTTACTCCGGCGCTGTAATCCACATTCCAGTCTGTAAGGACTCCAGGCTGCAAGATATTGAACCACTGAGCGTTTCCAGATGGAGGCTGTTGGGCGTTTTGTTGCGCCGCACTAAATGCAGAATCGTAAAATTGGTTCTCGAGAGTTGTTAGCCTCATGTTGACCGTTGTCGGGATTGGCGCGCCAGTCAGCACCGGAGGCACATCGAGTTGCAGATATAGTTCAGACACTGGTCGTCACCTCCGGCTGGACTGCAAGAACCGAATCAGCGCTGCACAGGGCATCCACGGCGCTGCCAGCGGTTTCAAGCTCGATGTCGAACACGTAATCCTTCGCCGTCAAGTTGGCTGCGCTCAGCGTCGTGGGCGCGAGCCTGACGAACACGGACGAAGTAGCTGAGTCGATGAACAGCCCGCCGCCTACTGTGTTGAGCGTCAGCAGTTCGTCGCCGCCGACCTTCGCCTTCACGTCCATCCGCCCGGATGCGTAGCCAGACAGATCGGCCGGCGCGCGAAACGCGAGATGCCCGCCGCTCTGGTACGCCTTGAACCGCTCGGAGCTGATGCCGTCAATGACCACGGTGTCGGCGTCGACCACGGTGCAGCGGTGGTACTCGCTTTCCTTGATGTTGTTCGGGTCGGCTGCGTTGAGGTTCGTCATCCCCTTCGCGCCAATGACCGCAACCTGCCAGCCATCCAGGATGCCATGATCCGGCGCAGTGATTTCTAGCGGGGCTGACTGCGCCATGCCGGAGATTTGCGCGTACAGCATCGTCTGTGAGGAGATGCGAAGCGCCGTCTCGTGCGTGGCGCCGATCCTTGGATAAATTATTAGCTTTTGCAAAATCCGCACAGCTTTATTCGCCAAACGTAGAGTTTGCTGAAAAGTTCAGCATAATTGGCGCTGCAAGATTTGTTGATCCCTGCATGATCACATTTAATGCGCGATCAACGCTTGTATCAACAGACGCAAGGTGTGCAGCAACCACGGAGTTTCCAAAAACTCCGAGTCCTGTTGGAGCAGAATACAACATCCTTCCAGTTTGTTTTTTGGTGTGAGAATTGACGCACGCCACATAATGCAAGCTGCCGCCAACAGGGTTTGTACTGTTGCCAGTCCTTACAACGTTTGTCGTATCTATTGACACGATATAGGTTTTGTTTCCTGCAGACGACCCGCATTGATTGATGTAGAACTCAAACAATCCGTTTTTCCCTGCAACGTTTGCAGGCAATGGGAATGACATTGCTGTGATTTCGCCGGTTGAAGCCGTTATTCTGCCAGTCAAATTCTCTGCAAACGCTGTCTTTGTCTCCGGAATTACTGGAGTTCCCGAGGAATGCATCTCTGTATAAACGATCCCGGCAGTGTCGGAGCTGAATTCCGTGTAATACCATCCGGCCGGCCTTGCACTGCCACCGAAGTTTGCAGAAAAATAACAGTAGCACTCAGCTATGCTTGGTTGAAGGTTCGCCAGGATGGCCGCTGAAAGCGTGAAAGCTCCTGCCGCCCCGGAAAAACTTAGTCCGTTGGCACCGCCGTCTCCCGGCGGTATTAGAAACGGGATATTTGCCTGAGCGATGATTCTTTGCCCTGGAATCACCGCCTTGCCCGGATACCTGATAGCCATCAGGCGGTGCTCTTCTACGTGCTCGTCAATATTCAGAATGCCCATACCATTACCTTTCAAATGTACCCGTTATTGACGATGCACTTCGCCGGCTTGCTTCGCCTGTTTCGATGCGTCAGAGCATTCGGCCGCTCGCCAAACGACTGCACAAACCGCGCCTCGTACCGCTGCGCCGCCTGTTCGTCGAACAGTTCCGAGTCGGGCAGCAGATAGCACCGGCTGATTGCCCAATCCGCCATTTGCACGTGATAGACCGGCCTGATCTGCGGCTCGTCAGCGTCGGCTACCATGTCATCCGGAAGAAGGTAACACCGCAGCGTCAGCGTGTCGTCGGCGGTCGGCAGCTTGGCGAGTTCAAGGTGAGTTTCCGTCAGGGTCCATGCGTCACAGAACTGGTTTCCGGCGCTTGTGCTGATGCCGATCACATCAATGACCTCTGGAGCCAGCTTGTATCGCAGGTCGGTCGTCGTAACGTCGAGGTCAACGTCGTCTTCGATCAGCAGCGCCCTGACGCACGCCTCGCGTTGAGCTTCATTCAGGTTTGCGTCAATCTCGTCGTCGTCAATGAGCGGCGGGGTGCCGGTATCGCGCATCCGCCGCCTGACCAGCGACCTAAGTTCTTGCAGCGTCATTGCTGAGTGCCTGCCATGCGATCGTGGCGTCTTCTGCCGTGACGTTCAGTCCAACGATCTTGGCCAGCTTGCGGCGATCTGGGAAGCCGGCGGCAGTGAAGTCGCCCGGGTCGTTGCGCTCCAGCATGACCTTGATGCCGTCCTGGATCAGATCCTGGTGCGACTTGGTTGGAGTTTGCGCAGGCGCTGCGATGAACTCGTCGGCGTCAGCGTCAGCAGGCACGGCTCCAGCCGCGAAAGCCGACTGGACGAACATCTGCGGAACATCGGCGCCTTCCGGCCCGAGAACCATGCAGTGACCGCTTCCTGCTGCATCCCCAAACGAGATGGGGTGGTTTGTTGGTGACTTCAGGCGCATCGCGTGTCCTTGTTAAACGAGGGGAGTTACCCCCTCGCTTGTGGTTAGTAGTCGTACGTGGAATCGGCGCGGCCAGGCGTGACGTAATCGACACGAAGCTGCACCTGTCCGGTGGTGGGAACGGCGCCAACTCCAGTCCAACGAACGGTGATCGCCGCATTGGCGTGGATATAGCCAGTCGGCACCAGAGCAACGATGCCGGTCGCGGTCTTCACGTCGGTTGCGCCGAGATACCGTGTTGCAGATCCCGAGTCGCCGACCGACAGCGTGTCGGAGGTTGCCGAGTTGAACACAATCCGCTTGACGATCGCTCCGCTGACAACGATCGCGCCTTGCGGGATGTCGATTGCGGCAACATCGGTTCCAGAAGTTCCGGCCAGGTCGCCGAAGTTGATCGTGACCAGCTTGGAAAGTACTTCCTGGACACTTGAGTCTTTTGTGATAGCCATGATGGTTTTCCTTTAATTGGCAGCTGGTTACAGGTAGTAGTCCATGCAGATGCAGCCGAAGTCCTGAACGGTGCTGCCGTCCATCGGGGACATAAACTTGGGCTTCAGGATGCCGGAGTACTGCGAGTAGGTGACGGCGTTCTTGGCGCCCGAGTCGAAGGTCTCTTCGTGCCAGTCGCCCGCTCCCCAGATGTCGGCCATGAGCATCGCCTGCTGACCAAGAAGGAGGCTGCGCGTGCCGTCGACGTTGCTGCCGGCTCCCCACTTGGAGCCCGCTCCGGCCCCTGAAGTGTTGTAGACCTTGTTGCTGGTGTGGAACAGGATGCCATCGACCGTGAATCCGGCTGCGCCCGTGAAAATCGGGTTTTTCATGCCGCGATCGGCCGCATTGACCAGCACGTCTCGGAAGTCCGCATCCTTCTTATATCGCGCGAAGGTCTTCGGATGCACGACGTGGACATACACTTCCTGCCCGTTGATCATCAGCGGCTTGACTCCGCGCGTCTTTGCCTCGGCGCACAGATCCACCAGGGCGCCATACTTTGGCACGTAGGCGGCAGCGATCGCGCCCGTGTTGCCGGCGATCAGATTGGTGCCGTCAAAGGTGAAATGGCGCTTGCTGGTCGGCGAGGCGGCGACATCGGCAGCGTATTCGAGCTGCAGCAGCGAGTCCTCGGCGCCGAGCGTGCGGGTCGATCCGTCGGTGTTGTAGGTGAAGCTGATGTTGCTCGCTGCCAGGAACATCATGTCGTCGTTGATCTGGGCCTTCCAGTCGGCCAGCGAGTCCTTGGCTTCGGTGCGGAAATCATAGACGGCCTGCTGGTCATCGACTCGGCCCTTGCTGCAAACCGACTTGCGGAGCTGGTCCGTATGAACTTCGACCCAATAGGTCTCGATGGCTTCGCGACGGCCGTCGATGTCGTTGTCTCCGACGATGCCCGACGCCTTCAGGTTGGCTTTCAGGCCGATCATGGCGCGGTCGCCCTTTTCGGTCTTCTTCAGCTCGGTGATGCGGTGGACGATGCTGTTGGCGGTCGTCCCGGTGAACCGTTCCCAGAATGATTGCTGGCGGAAAGCCTTGATGGTTTCCGATACCCAGGCGCGCTTGAAATTGACGGCGTTCTGGCTGGCGCCGAATGCTGTAAATGGCATGATATGGCCTCGCGTAAGTAGTGAAATTGACTATTTCGCTGGCTTACGGGCCAAGCAACCGGACACGATTTGCCGCTTCGTGACCTAGCTGGTTCGATCTTTTACGCTGTTCGGAAGCGGCCTTGATTTCCGCCCTGGCGAGGGCTGGCGCTGCTGACTATGATATACCACACAGCCAGCAGAGATGCAACACAGTTGCGTTTACTGCAGGAAGCGCATCCTCTCCGACTCTGAAGCGCGCTCCCACTTGTCCTGATTGCCGAGGATTTCTTTCGACACCGGGATAGCCCTCGTGCCGACGCCATCATCAACGCGCGGCGGCTGCAAGACGGCAGTTTCGGCTGCCAAGCGCATCGCCTTCTGCTTGCGCGTGTCGATTGGCGGCTCTTCCTCTGCTGCCGGCGACCGATGGTAGTACGGCCCCACCTTGTTGACCGCCATGGCCAGAGCATTGGCCTTGGAATGGCCTTGCGCCTCGTACATCCCGCGCCACGACAACACTTCAGCAATGGCGGATTCGTTCATGCTATTGGATGCGCTATCGAGGAACGGGTAGACGGTGATGGCCTGCTTGACAACTTGCTGAAACTGCGCCTCGGCCGCCCGCTCTTCGAGCTGCCTGGAAACAACGGCGGCGCTCGTCGCCTCAGCCCTTGCGTACAGGTCAGAATTGATCCGGGAGCGAATCTTCTTCGCCTCTTCCTTGTCTCCGGCCATGATCGCCTCGTAATACTGGTCTTCGAGGTCATCCACATCGACGCCTGCCGGAGCCTGGTCTTGCTTGGCGGCCAGATCGGCCCGGAGTTGTTCTGCTTCTTCCCGCGCCGCGTGCAGCTTGGCGTTGACTTCATCGAAGCGAGCGCGCGGGATTACAGGATCTCGCTTTGGCGGGGCTGGCTCTTCCTGCCGTTCTTCTTTCGCTTCATTTTCCTGCCCGGGCTCGATCTTTTCTTCCTCGCTCCCACCAAGAAGCTCAAGGTCGGCCGGCGTGTCGATGTCGAATTCTGTGGTCATGCGTTATTTCCTTTGTTGTGTATAAGCTCTGCTTGCTTGATGTCGTAGTCTTGATTTGCCTGCCACTCCTCGTTTCTTCTTTTGGCAACCTCAAGACGACCTTCAAGGTGCTTGCGTGAAACGATTTCTTCGGCGGTTTCTGCTACCCAATGAAAACTTCTGAACGCATCCAGAGAGATTCTGCTTAGCGCCTCGTCAATTTCAGCCCTGTCAGAAAGGCATAGCACGCCAAACATCTGTGTTTTCGTCCGAATGATGCGTCCGTCGCTTAGCTCAATGTCAAAAAACCTTCTGTTTCCGGCGTACTGCGCTCTGACGGCATCTTCCATGCTTCCGACAACACGGTTTCGCTTGACAATCGACAGGTCGTTGCAGATCCACAACGGTACAGCTTGTGACTTTCTGTGTCCTGTGTGGCATCTCGGCGCAAGATTCAAGGCGCCACCCCCGCTTCAATGCCGTCATTCATCCCGGCGTCCGGGTTCGGCGGAAAGTTCGGGCTCGTGTTCTCCGGCAACCCTTCGATGCCTTGCGCGCCCGCTGGCGCCGATGGGATGGCGGGCGATGCGTTGGCATCAACGAAGCCTGCCGACAACAGCATGGCATCGGCCATCGGCGCAATGCTCGGCATGAGAGCGATCTGGTTCGCCGCGGACGTGGCGCTGAACATGCCCTCAACGTTCTTGGTCGTCGTCTCGGCCTTGGTTTTGAGCGTCTGAGCCTTGAGCAATTCGGCTTTTGCCTCCATCAGTGGATCAGGCGGTGGCGCGCCGGCCCCTTGCATCTGCTCGATGATCTCAGCCTTGTCGCTCAGGTTGCTCTTGCGCACCACCGACGTGTCAGGTATGGCAATGCCCGTCTTGCGCATTTCGAGCGCTTGCGTGAATTGGCTGTTCTCGAACGTCACCTGCATCGGCTGTTCGGTCACAGCCGTCTCATACTCGCCGCTGGTCATGTCGTTGAGGTACAAGCCTGTCGACGGGTCAAACTGGTTGATTGTCAGCCTGTCCTCGTCCTCTTTGCCTGTCAGCGGGTCGGTTTTGGTGATCTGGTATGTGCGTTCGGCCGTGTAGTATTTGCCGATCGCGTAATCGATCCAGTCCGCCAAAAGGTTGCGCGTGCGAGCCAGGTTGTCGAGCGGCACGGCCAGTTGCTGCTGCGCGGCGTGCTGTCGGCTCTGAATGGCAATTCCCGGTTCGTCGCCTTCGCCGATGCCGCGCATGGCTGGCGGCACCGTGACCTCGCCGAGCGTCGACGCTGCGATCTGTATCAGCCGGTCAATGCCCGGGGGCATTTGGTTTGCCTGAATCTTCTGCAGCGGCTGCGTCCCGGCCTTGCGCTCGATGTACAGGCCAGTCATCGCCCCCTGTTCTTGGAGCTGCTGCGGAGACATGTTGGTGAGTTGGCCCTGCTCGCCCTGCCAGCCAGAGTTCGCCGTGGTGTTGACGATGTGGATAGCCTGGCTGAGCGCTTTGTCCAGAATGCGCTGCGGCCCGACGGCGTTGTCGACCATGCCGCGCGTCCTTCCGCGACGGAAATAAGGGAAAAACGGCACGACGGTGAAGCGGTCGTAGGGGCTCCACCCGTCATGCAGCGTCGCGTCGCGCGTCGAGACAGACCAGCGCACTCGCTTTGTCCGTTTGCGCGTGATGATTGCCCCGGCCTGGCGCATCTGCTCCAGAACCTCTGGCGCCTCATCGCCGTTGAGCTGCCTGATGTCTCCACCCGGAAACAGCGCCACCGGCATTACAGAGCGCACCCACCGCTGGCGGTCGATGATGCGCAGGCGTTTGACATCGCTGCCGGCGTACTCGCTGCCGCCCGTCTGGCCACTTTCAAGAGCAAATTTTGCCCGCTCTTCGCCGTCCAGATCATCCTCGCCGAAATCACGGTCGCCAGTGTAGGCGCAGGACTCTTCGGCCATCCGGCGAGCCTTCGGGCCGTACAGCCCTTCGATCTCGTCCAGCGACATCCATTTGCCAACGCACACATCGGCCCATCCTTTCGGGTCATACGATTTGCCGTCAGGGTCAGGTATCACATCCATCGGGTCGAGGACCGAGACTGACAACTCGCCGCCCTCGTTGTCGTCGAAGTTCATTCGAGCGTCGTAGAACCCGCGCTGCTGGATCATCCCGTCCTGGAAGACCTCGGTTTCCAGCCAATGCAGTTTGTTGTTGTTGGCGATCTGCATCGCCACCTTGCTGCGCGACTCGGCCAGTTCTTTCGTCGCTGCGCCGGCCCGCGGTCTGAATGAAATGTCCATCCGGTTCGCGATCTGATACCCGAAAGCCGAGTTGAGCGCCGGCAGCACCTGATTGGCCTCGTATGCCGGTCGCCGCTGCTCTTCGAGCACGTCCAGGTCAGCCGCGGACCAGTGCCCGCCAGGCTGCAGCTTGCCGTCGCCGCCGTACTGGCCGCCCAGGTAGTAGCCCTCAAGGAAGCGCGCAGACTCGGTGTATGCCCGGTGGCCACGCTCCAGCCCGTACTGGAACCGCCGCCAGTTGTCCGCCGCTACTTCGTCAGGACCTTTGCCCGTCTCGCCGTTTGTTTCGTTCATGTCATGCTGCCTGTGAGGATGCCGCGTTCATGCGCTGCAATCGGGCGCGCCGGCCTTTTGGTTGCCGATCGGTAACGCATGGCGATACAGCGAAGGTCATCGCCAGCGCATCGCCGCAGTCGGGCGACTGCAGCCCGCGCTTCTTCATGTCTTCCTTCTTTTCGAGCTGGATCTGGTTGCTGGCCGTGAATCCGTATTCAGGCCCGATCAGGTCGTCTTTCAGTTCGCGGTCATCTGGTATTTCCATGCCGGCGTGCAGGGCCTCGCGCATCAACCCCCAGCACTCGGCGCGCTTGTTGAAATAGACGATGGGATCAAGCGGGCGGCTTCCGCCGTTCAGCTCCGTGACCAGATGCGCGTATCCGAGCTGGCTAACCCTGTCCACAACACCAGCGCCAACGCCAACGCCATCAATGACCACGGCAGCCGGTCGCCAGCGATTGATCTCTTCCACCACGCGCCCTGAGAAGCCCATCGTGTCGAGGCCTTTGCACTTGACCAGCGGGAATGCTTTGCGCCCCTGCTTGACGCAGATCACGCTGGAGTCGTCGCCGAACCGAGCAACGTCGACGCCCATCACAATTGGGAAATCCTCGTGCCCAAACGCCTTGTATGCGACGCAATTGTCGACGTCCTCGCCGCTGATGAACTGGTTGGAGCCCGCCCTTGGGAACTCGCCTCGAACACGGATACGAACAAAGTCCGAGTCCTCGCCGTAGTCGTCAATCCACTTCTGCACCTGGGCCATGTCGACCATGCGCGCGGTGCGGCTGTCAATCTGGCGCGTCTTCCAGCGGTGCCTGAACTTGCCGAAACACTCTCGGAAGGCCCCGGTGTTGCGGGTAGGGTTGCCAAACGCCACCCACTTAGCGCCGGCAGTCGTCATCACGCCCTCAACAACGTCCCAGATCGATTGGGCAATGTTGGAGGCCTCATCGAACAGCACCAGAACGTTTTCCTCGTGCGTTCCGGCGAAAGCCTCCGCGTTGTGCTCTGTCCAGGGAATTGCCGACGCGAACCAGGTATCTGCCGACGCCCTGAGCGCGAACCTCGTCGCCGACTGCTCGAACAGGCGCGCATTGCTGGCCTGCTTGTTCCACTTCGCCAGCTCGCGCCACGTCTTGCTGTCTAGCTGATTTTTGGTGTTCGCAGTGACGACAATCTGAGGGTCTGTCTTGGTTGAAATGAACCAATGGATGATCCACGCTATCAAGGCAGTTTTTCCAATTCCATGCCCGCTTGCGACCGCTACGCGCTGATTTCCGACAATATCCGTCATTGTCTCGGCCTGCCACGCGTCAGGCTCTGCGCCGATCACGTCGAGCACATATCCAACGGGGTCCGAGTAGTACTTCTCGGCAATATCGGCCGCGTCTTTCGCGTCATCCATTCGACGCTGACCTTTGCGCTATCCTTGCCCGGATGGCATCAGCGATGCTGACGGTGGCTGTGATGTCCAGTTTGTCGTTCCACATTTTCAGGTGCCGGCCCTGAAGCTCGCAAGCTTTGAGCGCTGCGGCGTGATTGACCATCGCCTCGTCGCCGCCTTTGTCGATCTTGCTTTTCATGGCGTCCTGCTTGATCAGCTCGATGTCGTTGAGCACCTTGTCTTGCGTTATTCCTGTTCTAGCTGCCCGTTTTTGCATCGCTTCCATGATAGCGTCCTGGATGTCAGGTTTTGTCAGCAGCTCGCACGATATGGCCCTGGCCGTGCTTTCGCTGTACCCCGAACGGATAGCCGCCTGAGTGGCGTTCAGATCTATCAGGTATTCGGCAACGAAAGCTGCCTGTTTCGGGCGCAATGCCAAAGCTGGTCCTCATTTTTCATGGCTTGCCGGCGATGCTGCCATGCTTGGCGGAACTTGCGTAATGCCCGCAAAAACCTCTTGACTTCCTTTGGTTATCCTGTACAATGTAGTCATTCGATCAACAAACGTAGGAGGAACCGCCATGATCACAGTCTTTCAAACCCGCTGCTGGCTTACCGATGTCTTGCTTCCTAGCCCAAAGTACATCGGAAGCTTCTTCAGCGTCGAGTCTGCTGAAGACAAGCTCGGGTCGTTTTTTCTTCGCAACTGCTGCGAAGTCCAAGACTTCTGATCAACAAACACAGGAAAAACACCATGACCACGCTCAACACCATCGAAGAAGACGCCATCATCAAAAGCGCCTTAGAAATCCTTGACCGTCGCCTGCGCCAGCCTGGCGAGACTTTCGACTCGCCGGCAAAAATCCGCCAGTTCCTTCGCCTTCTCCTCGCGGAGCGTGAGCACGAGGTATTCCTGATCATCCTGATGGACTCGCAAAACCGCATGATCCACAGCGAAGAGCTGTTCCGCGGCACGCTGACGCAAACCAGCGTCTACCCGCGCGAAGTTGTGAAACTCTCGCTACAACACAACGCTGGCGCGGTCGTCTTTTGCCACAACCACCCGTCAGGAATGGCTGAACCGTCGCACGCTGACAAGATGCTCACAGACACCCTAAAAAGCGCCCTGGCTCTTATCGATGTCAAGGTTCTAGACCACTTCATCGTCGCCGGTCGCGATGTTCTTTCGTTCGCTGAGCGCGGGCTTATCTGACATGAACAATGATCAAACAACCCCGCAAGAAGTTCAGATCTCCATCGGCCGCCTGTTTATGATGCTTTCCAGGCCTGAGCAACCAGGCGACATCGAAACTTTCCACAAAATACGCGCTATCGTTTTGGACTCTGCTGAACATCAACCAGACTACCGTCCAAACTACGTCGCTCAGCGGATGGCAGGCGCACAAGGAGATTTTTCATGACCACCACCAAACGCGGAGGCTACAGAATAGGCTCCGGCTCCAAGCCACATCCACCTGAACAAGTCGCCTCGGTCCGTATCGTCGCCAACGTCACGCCGGCCGAGGCGGCAGAGTGGGCCAGGCGCGGGAGAACAGCCTGGCTGCGGGCTGAGCTTCGCAAGCTTGCAGTTCCTGACAACCAGTAACCAACGGCCCACAATGGGCTGTCTGAACAAGGAGATCGAAATGAGAGTGAATATCCTGTGCGCCGGCAAAGTGCTTGGCGTAGCCATCAAAACCGAGTGCGGCGTTGCATACGCAGACCGTCCGTTTGGTACGTTTGCAACGGACACGCTGGCCAGCCTGGCCGAAACAGAGGAGCACTGCGCCGAATTCAACGCCCTCGGATACGGGCAGCCGATCTACGCCAAGCCAGCAGCGGATTGCAGGTACAACGAGCCGGTTCGATGACTGGCCACGCATGAGCACAGCCGCCTCCGGGCGGCTTTTTCACGTCTTCGACCGATACCTAAGGTAACGAGAATTCCGCACCACATCCGGCACAGTCTCAATCAGCCCGATCCTCCGCAAGAAAATCAACGCCCAAGACACAGCCGCCCGGCTTCTCTGCGTCTGCGCCCTGATCTCGCAAGCCATCCGATACCCACCCGTCTCCCGTAGGTACTTCAGCACGGCCAGACTACTGCCATAGTCCCTCGGAACACCTGGCATACGATGATTTCTCGCTGGCTTTTTCTCGCCAGACAATCGCGCGACGGACACGAGCTGCGCCTGGAAGCTGAAAATGCTACTGCTTTGATTCGTCATCCGAGCCTCTCAAAACCATTTCCATCGCCACCCGTTCCGCCTCCTCGCGCGTCATCCCCGCGCAGAACTCCAGGATGCCGGCCCGCTCTTCGTATGCCTCGCGCTGGTCCTCAGTCACAGCAGCGCCTCCTGAACCTGCTTCGTCTGCACATGCGGCACATGCGGCGCTTGGCAGTATGCGTTTTCGATGCGTTCGCAAGCGATGTCAAAGTACTTGAGTTCGCGCTCTATGCCGACGCACGCAAACCATTCCTTTATCGCTGCAATTGCTGTCGATCCTGATCCAAGAAACGGATCAAGGACTACCCCACCGGAAGGAGTAACGAGCCGGCAAAGGTAGCGCATAAGCGCCAATGGCTTAACCGTTGGGTGTATGTTTCCTTCTCCGCGCTCTGACTTGCTTGCCTTCGCGCAGTAGAAGAATCTGGCAGCGCTGCCGGTGTCGCCTCGTGGATAGAACGCCCTACGAGGCCCATAATCGCCATAAGCGTTAATGCTCAACTTATCGCCGTTTTGCGGACCAAGCGCGCCTTGCTGACCGCTTGATTGAGGAAACACATCAAAAACGTCGTCGCTGCCGTCGTGGATTAGGTTAGCGGGCCATCTGCCGGAGTCGCTGCCAGTCTGGTATTTGTCGGATAAGTTTCCTCCGCAGAAGCCCATCTCAGCAGTGTTATCTCTGCGCGTACTATCGCCAGATTCAACCCGGCTCGCGTCCACATTGATCGCCCCAGTTCCGTGCTCAAGCACATTTGCAGCGACGGTTCCAATCAGCGGCTTGCGTGCGACTGTAATCGGTTCGAGCGCTGGCTTTAGGGCGGTGCCCCAGCCTTGCCATTGGCGGGCGGATTCGGTTGCCGGGTCGTCGTATCGCGTACTTGCATCGCACTCGCGCAAACCAGCTCCCATTGGCGCCATGGCTCGCGGTGTTGGTCTCCTTGGCTCCTTTCCTGTTGGCTCTCGCGTCGCACCAGCCGCCTTATCAATCGCCTTCGACACGTCAAGCGACTTCGGGAACCCAGACCCATATACCCAGGCGATCATGTCTCGTATTTCAAATCCTCCGTCCTCGATTGCGGTGGCCATGCGATGCTGAGTGCGCGTGCCGGCGAACGCCAACAGATGCCCTCCAGGCTTCAACACGCGCAAACATTCCGCCCACAATTCTGCGCTCGGAACGGCACTATCCCATTTGTGCCCCATGAATCCTCCGCCGCCGTTTCCAACTCCGATGCGCGACCTTCCGGCAGGAGAATTCAAATTCACAGACGCCAATCCAGTGCCGCCTTTCTTGTTCTGAGTTAGCCCGTATGGAGGATCGGTTACGATTGAGTCGACGCTGTTCTCCGGCATGGCTCGCATGACTGACAGGCAATCACCAAAAATAAGCCGGCAGTCCCCGATGATCAATTCTTCACTCACCCTTGTACCCCCTACACCGCTGCAAAACCTCCGGCAACCCAGGCCGATGCCCGACCACGGCAGACACGGCGCCACCGGGCCGAGCGACTGAGCAAACAACGCCTCTCAGGTTTGCACACTGCTCGCAGGTGCGGCGATCGTCTGCGCCGGAATGGGTTGGTAGCTTCGTTGTCATTTAGACGCCTCGCACCGCTTGCAGCGCGGAGTGTGTTTGTCGGCAACAGACACAGTCCGCCAGCCGCTCGCCAGCCCACAACGCGAACCCATAAGCCCGCCAGGACTGGAATCTCGCCACAAATGGGCAAGCTGTGATGTCAGCATCGATTCAGCCTTGCCCCACCAAAAGCCGGAAGTGTCGGCCTGAAAGTCGGCGCGCTTCATCGTCCCCGCTCCATCTCCATCGCCACGCAAATCGAACACCTTGTCGCCCTATCATCCGCAGTTGTCAGCGACTTGGTCGGCACAATCAGCCAGCACAAGCTGACCGAATGATCCTCAAGGCACTTGCTCGTGCGCCAGTTGTGCGCCTCTCTGGTTTCCTTCCAGCGGTCGCTGGTTTGCCATGCGGAGAACTTCATGCCGACTCAACAAGCCAAACAGGCCACCACTGATCGTTGAGAAACAGCTGGTCGTCACGGATTGCGCCGACTGGCATCAGTTCAGGACGGCCGATGATGCGGACGTATTGGCCGAGGATGAATTGGTTGCTCATTTGACGACCCTCAAATCAGGCTTTTTTCCCCACCGCTTTTCGTTCGCCAGCTTTCCGGCTTCGCTTCTTGCAGCGGATACTCTCTT